CCCTCAACTCCATCGCTGCATAGTCTACAGTAATAAAGGAGTGTCCTTCGGGAGCAGTGAACATACTTCTTATATTGTGCTTGTCTTCTCTGGGTAGAGTGTGGAAGGATACACCCATGTTACTATAAGAAGCACAACTAAGACGACCAGTTAAAGTCCCGTCCATTCGGTAATCTACATACACCTTATCCGTACCATTAAAGTCTACCGCTCTCTTAATACCATTCACATAAGTATTATACAGCTTTTGTACTTTGCGTAGCTCTAATAAGGAATCTAACCAACCCTTAGCCTCACGCAAATCTTCTGTAGACTTCTTGCTAATGTAGTCTTCACTGATTTGCTTGTCTAGATTCTTATATTTCTTCTTGCCACGCTTTTCTAGCTCCGCATCTATCTGTGTTAAAAGTATATCTAATGATTGTTTGTTGGTGGAGGGGCTGCCCTTGTCTGTCATTATAGGTGGGTAAAAACCGAACCCTGAATCAGAGTAGAGAATATCAATAAGATCTTTTGTAGACAACAAGTTTGCAGTCTTCGCTACCTTGTCTGACACATACAATCCATCTTCAATATCCATCAACAACTGATTCAGGGTTCGGCCCACCACACCCAACTCATCTAAGCTAACATCCAATCCTCTATACTCAATGTCTGCGAATACGGGGAAAAGAGGAGAAAGAAGTTTGTCTAGCACAGGTAATGTACCATTCGCCACCAGTTTGTCCCTTAGCTCATCATATATCCTCAAAGTATATGACGCATCCAAGGCATTACCCGTTGCACACTCTTCCAGGGTAAGTGCTGCCCAATCAAACTTCTTCCCCTCTTTTACCGTAAGCATTAGTTAACCACATCCTTTAATAGTAGTAACATACTTGTTGATCCGATTACCATACCACAAGCGCAACAGAAGGTAATCTTTAATCGTGTTTTTGTGTCTTTGCTGTCTATGAAATACTTAATACTTAAGAAGTTAATAAAGGGAAGAGAGAACCCTAAACACATCTGGGCTACGATGTATTCATGTGCGATCAGATAACCATAGCAGGAGGCAACAAAGTCTCCCAAAACAGTTAGAAGAAAGACAGTAATATATTTCTTCGGTGTCATGATCATTAGAAGTTCTCCAATTCTTCAGGGAAGAAGAGTTTCACTAGATCCATGAGACTCTTCGGGAGGACTTCGTTATACAGGTGTGCCATTATTTTTGTATCGTATACATTCACAGGAGAAATACCATACTTGAGGAGAAACTTAATATCAAACTTACAGTTCTGAAGGATCTTCTTATTGGCTTGATTCTCCAGCACCCACTTCACATGAGTACGCAGTATACTAGCACCTTCCTCTTCAGTAAAAGGACTTTCTCTATGAAATATTGGAATAACCCAATTTCCTTTGTGAGTGCTAAAGGCTATAGTCATAATGGTGTCTGTTAAAAAGTTAAGCCCTGTGGTCTCAATGTCACACGCTAGGTCTACCCCAGTTTGGGATAATTCATCACAGACCTTTTCGACTTCCTCCATGGTGGAAAGTAAAAGGTAATCAAAGTCTGCCTTTGTGGTGTTTCCAAACACATACTTGTCAACAGAGTTCTTAATATCCCTTTCAAATAGGAACTTATTCTTGGGCTCTACTACCACAGAGTACGGATGGTACAAAGGAACCACATTATAATCTTCGTACAGGTACAAGGAACCCCTCTTATTATTAATCCCAGACTTTTTAATCAGCATCTTCATGGCTAGGTTACCACAAACGAACACTAGCTTAGGCTTGTAGCTATCTATAGTACGGGACAAGTGGGCTCTACAAATCTCCCTATCTGATGGGGTCATATCAGCATCCTTAACACTAGGACACTTTACAGAGGGAGAGAATGCATAAGAAACTTTAAGTGGTACTATAATATCTTCGATAAGTTCTTTTGCTTGTTTTGGTAGGGGGATACACTTCCCATTATTTTTACAGGCATAGGACTCAGTAACAAATAGGACATCTACGGGCTTAACATCCTCATAATCAACAATACAATGTTCGGACTTGTTGATCTTAAGAATGGAGCAACCCTCACACAGAGGATTGATACCCACTCCGCTCTCAGCATATAAATTATTAAGGTTCATGGCGAAACATTACATAGACAACAATAGGTTTGAGGAACTAATCTTATTATACCAAGACGAGCCAAGAAAACATGAGGAAGAGCTATTTTCTATGTTTGATCTGCTAATACAGAACATACTAGTGTCTTATGGATTTGCTGTAGATCTGGAAGATGCCAAACAAGATTGCTTTGTATTAATTCTAAAAACATTAGGGAAGTTTAAACCAGAGAACGGAAAAGCTTTTAATTACTTCACTACAATTATAATGAATAACCTAAGGCTAATCTACACCAAGAATAAAAAGTACAGAGAGAAGCTAGATGCTTACGAAGAGTTGTTAAGAAATAAATCTAGTTAGCCATATCTTCTCATAGCTAACAACGCATACCCAACTATGTCCTGGTAAGGGTTCTCTTCGAATGCGTCTGGATCATTAGCTATACGAAATAACTTATCCAGTATCCTGGCAATCGTAAGGAGATCATCATACTGATCTACCTTAATGCCCTTAGGAAACATTTCCATTAGGCATCTACCACTCCTACCGAACGAGTCCCCATAAGCTTTCTGCTTATCCTCAACAAGCTTCCCCACCATAGATCCTATATCTGAATAGGTTCTATCGGAAGCCTTCTTCGTATACTCCTGTGACATTACTTCTCCAAGCGTAGTCGTTTATAAATATCAGTTACATGGTCAGTCACGGTGAGTCTCTTGTCTCTGCCGCGCCCTTCCAATACTACCAAGCACGGAGTCTTTTTCACACCCCAAATCACAAAACTGTGTGGGGTGTCGAAGGAATTTACTACAGACAGAGGTACTCTAGGAGGTTTGTTTTTAATAGCTTCCAATACATTATCAGAAACTGTATCCCACAAGGAAGTAAAGAGAATAAATTCCCTGTTGCCCCGTGCCCTCTGATCTTTAATAAGTTTATTTAATTCGTTCTCTTTTAATAAAGTTCTCAATCTACTTGCTCTTCAACAGGAGTTTCTACGGATTCTTCTTCAGGGATTTGAACATCCTCATCATTCTTAGCTAACTCTTCAGAAATCTTTGCAGCAAGGTTAGTCTCTAAAGTAGAGAGTCCTAAGAAGAATATAGATTTAATAAAATTCTCCTCGCTGATCTGGTCTGGTTTAGTTTGGTTCTTAAAATTTGTGAAGGCAGTAGTTTCTTCCCTACTTAACTTAAAATTAATTTTCATACGATTTCTATTCCTATGCTCAACTGTAATGGTCCAATCATCAGGAGATAGCTGACCTATATCAAAATCCCCCTCCTCATAATTATCTAATGTATTATCTGACATAACCTATAATAGTACAGCAAGGAAGTGAAACTAATGAAAGATACATATAATTTAGACAATCTGCGTAAGAAACCTAAGCGTAAGAATAGTAAGGCCAAGGGATCAGCGTTTGAAAGGAAGGTAGCAAAGCTTCTTAATGAACACTTTGAAACAACAGACTTCCAAAGAACACCTGGGTCAGGAGCATTTGCTACCACGCATAAGCTACCAGACCACCTAAAGATACATGGGGATTTGATAACTCCTAAGAATTTCATCTATACCATCGAATGTAAGAAGGGTTACAACGATCTGGACCTATACTCTCTACTCAATCCAAAATCTAAGATCTATGAGTTCATCAAACAGACAGAAAAAGATGCTGATGAAGCAAATAAATCAGGATTAGTGTTGATGGCTCAGGATCGTCGTGATATTATAGTTTTAACTAAGCAAGATAGCCATATATGTAATCAACTAAAGCTTAACAACAAAAGAATAATATACATCTTGAAGGACTATGCCTTAATAGCTTTTAAAGATCTTTTAAGTGTAGATAGGTCTTTATTCTTTAATTAAGTGACTAAACATTAACTCTTGAACTTCTAAGAGCTTGTTCATTATTTCTGTTGGAGAATATTCTATACCTTCCTTAATAGGCTTAGGTGGTCTATACTCTGTAGTACTTTGAGCTTCCTTCTCTTTCCCCCCACTACCAGTTTTATAGGCTAGAGTTCCATGCTCACTTGGGAAACTGAATTGTTGTTTATCAAATTGTATTTCGTCTAGGGGACTTTCTGACCCCATAAATCCACCTAACACTTTTTTTATGGTTTCATTTCTTCCTGTCTGAGTAGATCTATCTTCCTTTGGAAAAATAGTTGCATCCTTCGCCCAGTTTCTATCAAATCCACCACGCATCATAACTAAAGCTGTTGTATGTTTCCACGATTCTATTCGTGCCTCGGCATTGCTCGGGGATTCACCTTCTTTCTTTGGGCCTAACCCTTGACGCAGACTCCCTAAGAATATAGCTTTATGTAACTTTCCGACTATCCCATTCTTCTCCAGTTCTGCTCTAGCACTTCCTGCTCCCCCCTCTCCAATAAGAATACCTATCTGGTCTTCTGTTATGTCTAAAGGATTTTCATCAGCCCCTATAGCAGCCCACAACTCTCCCCTTACTTGTGTAGGGTTAAGGGATGGTGATTTACCATTCTGTAACATTGCTAAGTTCTGAAAGTGTTGATCCATAGAATCAAAGTTATCTATAACAGCATCTAAATGAGCATTTGAACCAAACATACCGTTACCCGTCATACCAGCCATCCACTGCCCAGCATGGCTCTCTTCATAAGCAGTTCTTACCTCTGGGTCTGGGTCATTGATAGCAGCACGAAGACCACCTAACTCAGCAGACATAGTTTCAGAAATTTGATGTGGCCCAGGTTGTTTTCTATAGTTAATTCTTCCTGTAGTATTACATTTCAGACTTTCATACCCTATGTAAACCTCTTCATCATCAGACTCAACATTCCACTTCTTTTTAAATTCTTTCCACGCTTTTTCACCAGTCTTGGGATCCTTTTTAAGGGCTGTTTTAGAAACCCCACCTTCAACTAATTTTTTTAGGCTTACTGGGGTCTCACTAAACCCTCTGCTACCTTGGAATTTTCTAGCTTTTTCTTTATCTCGAAATAAATATACTTGATCTGATAAGAACCCATTTTCCCCAGCGAGACCAAACATTGTTCCTCCCCCACCAACTCTGTGTATAAAGTCTGCGCCAGATTTCCGTATAGGATCCTGCCTTAAGGTCATCATTTTTCTTGCAAAAGCTTCAAAACTTTTGCCTCCGAACGCTTCCTCGTATTGTTCAACCCATGCTTTCACACCTTCCCACTCATCAGTTAAAGCCCCACCAGCCTCCAATGCCTCCTCACTTACAGACAGTACTCTCCCTATATTATCACCCCACTTCTTCCTTAATTCTACATATGCCCTCGCTACTCGTTGTTGTATCTCTTTAACTTCGCTGGGAGTTTTTTTACCTGGAGTCTTTTGATCTATGGCTAGACCCACGGTGCCTAGTAACTCATCTGCCTGTGCGACCATTAATTGTAATTGGTCTAACTCTTCAGTAACCTCTGTGGTAGCTAAGTTAGCTTTGTGTGCTGCTGGTGAGTGCCTATATGCCTCTAGTAAATCTACTACAGGTATTTTAGAATCCCCACTATCATCTTTATCTAATACTTCATTATATTTGGTAAAAATCTCTTGAAATGCACCTTTACCTTTGGGTGATGCAGTAAAAGTAATTAAAGTGTCATCCCCAGCGTTAAAATATAGAACCTCTTTCCAGGCACCACCAGACCTATCCCTTTGTTTAACTATGCTTAAATTATTCATCATATAGTCACGATCATCTTGAGAGACATCTGATAAGGTCTTACCAGCAATATCCATAGCCTTTATCATCGTAGTTAAAGCACCTAAAGCTTCTTCTGGGGTAGCTTCAATATCTTCCTTTTTTAGTATACCCTTAACATCCCACTCCCCCCGAGAAGCATTTTCAAAAGTTTGGTTTAATACCCCAAAGATAGAAGTTTTTAATTCTGGATCAAAAAATGGATCACTAGCAACCCAATTCCCCTCTGCATCTACCTCCCCACCCCTGCTCATTAATTGCATGAGATGTTTTCTAGTTTCCCTCTCTTCCTCTGGAGTTAAATTCCCTGCCTCTAGATGCTTAGATAATGTTTCTAGTAGAACCCTACCCTGTTCACTATTACGCAAATAATTTGATTCTGGTGTTGCGCCCTCTCCGAATTCCTCTGCACCCCCACCCCCTCCGAAAATATACTTAGATAAAGCATTTCTATAATCTTTTAATTGTGGCGAGGTTGAACAATTACCAAAAACAATAAGGGAATCTCCCCACATAATACCCCCACCACATGGTTTATCTGGTACTGCTTTTGGACTAGCGGTACTATCTGTAGTAGTGGAGGTAGTATCTGCTGGCTTTTCTACTGGAGATCCCCCCTGCACCAAGGTTAGCTCTGGAGGAAAAGAAGAAGATGCTTTTACAGCCTGATCAATCGAAGTTACTTTCTGCCCAGACATTTGCCCCCCAGGCAAACCACCATCTATCCCAGGAAAGATAGCCTCCATTTTGGCTATTACTTCTTTTTTAATTTCCCCTTCTCTGCCCTCATCTTTTAAATCACCAAAGTTTGGGGCTTCTCCTGGCTCTCTGCTTGGTTCACCAGCCCTAGATTTACCCTCCTTTTCTGTATATTCTTTAAGAGAATCAATGGAAGCACTAAACTTCCTCTTCTTAAGGAGGGCATAGCTGGTAAGTAAATCGTTAAAAAAATCCATGGTAAAAGTAAAAAAACCCAACCCAACCAGAAACACAGGCTGAATTGGGTTTTGAGTCTATTTATTATAGTTAATTATTCTAGACAGCAGTTCCTTTCTGAAGAAGGAAGTCGTAACGGAAGGTTGCGTTTACTGTATCAAATTCGTTAGTAGAGTAGTTCTTCTCTGCTTTATTAAAAGCTTTAGGATAGACTCCTCTAAGTTCAACCATGGAGACTGGCTCCATCTGACCATTTAATTCTAAAATTTCTACCTTAGACTTAAAGGACGCAGGAGTATTTAAGAAAGTAGAGGTCATCTCACCAGTAGTCGGATCATAAATAGTCTGGAAGTACTTGTAAAGTTGCCACCCAGTCTTAGTTTTAAGTAAGTTATCAAAGGTTACTTCAAGCTCACCAAAGGAGGGGCGACCTGGGTAGTAAACCTTATCATTAACTCTGTTAACTTCAATATCTTCTACGGAAGCCTGTAAACCAGCAACTTGCTTCGCAGCTAATGTTAGGGGCTTACTAAACCCTATAGGAACTTCAATCTCTGCTGGAGGATAAAAAGTTATCTCCCACTGATAAGCTCTAATAGAATCTAAGTCTTGAGATATTGCTGGAAGTCCAGTACCAGCATTGAGATCTCTGTTTAATGCTTGTGAAGCGTAATAAGAACTTTTAGCCATAATTTAATCCTTTATATCTGTGCTGCTTGGTTAGTTAGGTTAAGTTCGAAGACAACAACTTCAGCAGCCTTAGTTGGCTTCATAAGAACTTTACACCATAATTCGTTTCTATCCACTCTTATAGGAGTGTTAGTAGTTTCATCACAAACCACAGCGTAATCTACAAGACCTCTTCTCCTACGAATATCATCCATAAGAGGATCTACAACACCCACAATCTTCTCCCAGGTAACAGAGTCGTTAGGCTCAAACACAAAGCGTCTAGTAGAAGCTAGTAATATCTTTCTTACTTGAATCATAAGTCTCCTAACATTCACTCTATCCAAAGCAGTAGGATCTCGTTGAGCAGTCCTCTGTCCAAATATCATTATCCCCTGTTGAGGGAAATTGACTATTGGGTTAATAATATTTCCACCACTGTACATGGAGTCTCTATCGCCCTGGTTGACACTTATCTCCACATCGGTAGGTTTAGTCAGGGCACCACGGGAAACGCCAGCAGGAGCGAACCAGGGGTCTCCTACCTCGTCTGTGTAAGCCATCTGCCTCACAGCGTAAATAGCAGGGTCATACCAGCGATCCTTGGCAGAGAAAGTGTCATATGTCTGCACCCAGGGCCAGTATACCGCAGCATAATTACTCGCTAGAGCGGCAGTTCTTTCAGTGGACTGTCCATTGGTCCAATCTATAGCTTGCTGTACCGTATTAAGCCCATAAGGGGGTGATACAACAGCTAAAAAGTTTTGTGAATCTTGTGCCAAAGTAACAAGATTATTTTGTACATTTTCATCACTGTTTCCAGGGACTATTCCTATAGAAATATTCAAGGTATCATCATCTAGAGAAAAGATACCTGATTTACTTACACTATCTCCTATAATATCAGCATTATCTTGAGTGCCATTATCTCCACCAGCTAATGGATAAGAGTTATGAACAGGTTTTATAAATCTTGGATCAGCATCGTCCACTGTGTAAGTTGCCGTCTGACTGGTCCACACTTCAGCGGTTACCTGTTGATCCGTAAATACACTAAGAAGATCAGTGAAGTCTGTCATTGCTGTTACATTAGTATCAGCATCTTCAAACTGGAAATACCCTTTAATGTATTGAGAGGTAGGATCAGCGACTCCAGTATTAATTACATCTTCTGCAAAATTAGGAGAAGATAATAAAGAAATTTTATAGGACTCTGCGGTAGTTCCATTTCTATTTACTTGAACATTTACATTTTCCCCACCAGTACGGTTAACCTCCATGGAGTACCCACTAGTAGTACCATCCGATTTAACCCCTTCATTGTATCCAACTCCTGGGTAAAGACTTTCTACAGCATAGGACAAGCTATTAGGACCCGTCCACCACAACTCTACCCCCGTAGTATCAATTGTTCCAGCCGGGTTCCCCGCAGCCATACCGTTCCAATTCAGAGGCTTCAAGACAGCTAGTTCTTCACCCACCGCTCTAGTAGGTGCGCTAAAAGCAGAAGCAGTAAGTATTACGCCAGATCCAGCAAACCCAGCAACAACATAACCCCTATCTACACCACCAGTAGTTCCTCCTTGATCGACAAGATCATAATAAGCTCCTATATTAGCCGAATCTAATGAACCACCAATAACCTTTTTAATAGCTTGGGCCTGTGTGGAACCAGTAGGAACTGTGTCAGCAGGAATATCATACTCTTTAGGGGCACCAAATACATCCACTCCATCTACATTAAGTTGTACTGAGAGATAAAGATCAGTACCTCCAGCCTCCCCGTAGTTGCCGGGGTCCACTTGGAAAGCAGCACAACCACCTAGACGAATATCTGCTGTAGCATCAGCAGCAGTAGACCCAGAACCTCTAACAAAATATAAAGAGTTAGTAGTTTCCAGTATTTCTAAAGCACCTTCCAACCCTTGTCCAGGGATATCTTCAGTTGGTTCACCAAACATCTGTACCAACCCTTCCTGAGAAGTAATTAGGGTAGCCTTGTTAACGGGACCTTGGTTAGCGAACCCAACAATACCAACAACGGATGGATTTACTGAGGTAGGATAGTTACTTATATCCTTTTCAATAACATATACTCCGGGACTTACAAAGTTAGCCATTTTTATTATCCTTATGCGTTAGTAATCTTTAAAACTCTTCTTTTTGCTAAATTCTTAACAGTAGTGGTTAAAGCAGAGTCAGGGACAGCAATAAACTCTCTAGGCGAGAGCCATTTTCCGATAGGTCCATTGGGACCTTTGATAAATATTTGCATTCCTGTGTAAGAATCATTTTTAATAACTTTCATAAGTATTCTCCTATCTTTATTTATCATTCACAGCAGATTTAAGTGTATTATTTTTTCAAGAAAGCCAAATCTCCGACACTACTTTCTCTATTCTTCCCGTAGAGGTAACTTTGAACCTTGGGCTAGGGATATATAGTTCAGCCTCAATAGAAAAAGATTTCCTCAAAAGTCTATCCTCCCTATCCCCGTCCACTAAAGTACTGCTATTACTCTCATCCTTTAAAAAGATCTTTAAGTTATCACTAAATGGAGTAGCTATTTTCAGACTGGGGTTAAATTTAACTCTTATATTTTGTGAAATTTGATCCATGTCTTCCATATACTTTGTCCATAAGTTAACAGAATAGGTTATATTCACAGGCACATCTGATCTAGAGATTATTCTTTCTGCTCTCTGTATATCATCATTCCATTCTGTGGATTGAATTAATACATTATCATATCTCCTCCTACTGTCATCACTCTTTGCTGAAAGCTGATGTACCGTAATAATAGGTAGAATCATACTATTTTCTTGAAACTTCTTAGCTACTGCCCGTTCAGGAGCAGAGTGAGTAGCCTTTACTCGTATTAACTTGTTTTCTCCATCTAGATAATGCAACATACCAAATGTAGAAATTAGGGATCTGATAACTTCTTTATACACAAAGGGGGATAAGGTGGCATTGTTAGTAGCCTCTTGTATAAAGTTATTCCATATAATATTAGAACTTCTAGCATCCTCAATAGGAGGAGGGGCTCCTTCCCCCCCAGTAGTAGTGGCTCCTAAATAAACACTGCCCTCTAAAGTCTCCGTTTGATCTGAAGAGTGACAAATTAGTTTAAGTATTTTAGTGGAACCACAGTCAGTATACATATCTAAAGAAAATGCGCTATTAGATTGCCCGTCAATAGGCATATCTGTTACCGCATCAGGGTCATCCGTAGTCCAATAAGGGCCTGTGCCATAATCACCACAACAGTTACTAGGAGGATCACATTCAACCTGCCCATGCCACACTTCACAAATTTCTGATATATCGTACCCACCGTTCTCCTCCTCCTCCCAATTAATAGCCTGTCTATACGGCCCCTCTCCCCCCAACGCCACAGGTCTACATAAGGTTCCCACTTGGAAATCACCAACTAAGGTTGCCCCTATAGGATTACAATCTCCTCTCTTTGGCACAACATTAAGGCCACCTAACCACAACTGGTATTCCCAATTGCCAATAATGGTGCCAGGACCTGTATCCCCAGCAACATGGCTAAAAGATAAGGTAGGATTGATCTTTAAAGATCTATTTTTACTTCTTTCTACCGTATCAAATATAACCTCAGGAATAGTCTTCCCTGTATATACATCTTCTCTAGTCGTCAATGTTTATATACCCCCCTAGATCAGGACTTCTATCGGGTACATCATCATTAAACATTTCCTGAGTATCACGAAGAAGTCTAGCGGAGCAAGCCAGATGGTAAACTCCGTACAATTCAAAGCTGTCCTCTTGAACCTCATACACCTCATATTTCTGGTTCTGGAACCTAGGCTGAATAATATCACCTGCCTTAGGTCTTTCATGTATACGCTGCTCTATAGAAGATTTATTAAATATAAAAATCTGTTCATTTTTAAGTTCCAATCCAAATTCAGATAGAGTTTCCTCTAACACTGTAGGATTGTAATGACCATATACAAGAATAGGTTCTACATCTATAACTTTATTCCTAGCTTCCATATAAGTTTCATCATAATCTTCATTCATTCGAAACTTAAAATAAAGTAACTCTGACCCGCCTAATCTAATAATTTCATCATCAACCAAATTAAATAAATTAATATCGTTATTGGTTTGATCAAATAAACTAAGCTCAGTCCCCCCCAGAAGCTCTGGGAGGGGTGGCATAGGTGTAGTTACTCTATATTTTTTAACCATTAGTAAGTAGAGAACTTGGGAGGTTCTTCAATCTCCGATATAAGTTCTTGTTGTAGGAGTTCTTTTTCCTGCATACCTTCTTGTATTAATGCTTGCCCATTCATTTGGGCTCCCCCAGCAGGACCAGGGATTACAGCATACTTACTTCTTATCTCCCCTAGCAATATTTTAGCACACGCTAAAGTATATTTTTGGATCCAATTAATATATGCGGGAGGCAGGTTTTCACTATCCAAAGATTTGTATTGTATTATAACTTCTTCAGGAGTAGTGGCAGGGGGTGGGTAAAGCTGAAGATATTTCCCTCCAACTATATCCCAAGTACCATCTTGTCCTAGTATCTTCCTGGTCATCTCCATAGTAGATTGGAGAAGGTAATAATCTCCTACACCAAAAGTATTAAAAAGATAATTGTCTTGGAAATATTTGATGAAAAAGTCAAATTCTAATGTACCTGCTTGTGCTTGAATACTTAGTAAAGACTTCTTATATATTACATTAAAGAGACCTTTAAGAATCCAAGGAGGTATAGCGTACATATTAACATGGGCAGACGCATCAAATACTGCCATCTGATTAGCCCAGTAAGGAGCATGATAATCCAACTTAGTAATAGACTCATCTATACAAGTTTTAATTTGATAAGGGGTAAGCTCTACTCTAACAATAGGGTGCCCCATTCTAGCCAGAACAAAACTATTAATTATTTCTTCAAAATTATTAAACTCAACTCCCCCAGCCTCAGTAGTTTTATTGAGGGTATCAGGATCAATTAGACCCGAGGGCCTATTGTCAAGCATATTATTAGAAGTAGGGGTTCTAGCTCCCGAGTTCCCCCATCCCCTCATTATCGGATTTCCTATCTGCGGCATTGTCTATGGTCTCCTTGGGTTTTTTCTTAGTATACTTTCTCTTAGTCTTGTTCTCATTAATGTTTTCATTAACAAGTTTTAAATATGGATGATCTATGCTTACACTAGATGATATAGTTTGTTGAGGTCTTATTTCAAGTATATCAGAGCCAGAATAAACCAACATCTTAAATCTACATGTGCTTTTGTAAGTATACATTTCCTATATTATATAGCCTTAATAGAAAAATAGGGTGGAGAGTTTTTCATCTCCACCCCATGTTAATTATTTGCTACGGAGTTATCTAAATGACACTAGTAGCATTCTCAGTCCATCCACCAAGGAGACCAGTAGTACCCGCAAGGCGAATAACACGATAGAATCTAGACTCTGGCGAAATTACAGCTTTACCGTAACGAGTAATCAGACCCTTTCTGGGCTGGAAGGTAGCGGGGTCAACGACTTTCGGCAGACCCTGGAGAGGAATGTACGGAGCGTACACATAACCAGCATCCATCGGGCTAGAACCTTTGTAACCCATGAGGATTTCGTCCTCAGGATACAGAGGATCAACATACATGTCGTAACGACCCATGAACTTACCAACATAAGAAATACCATTCTTACCCATATTAGTAGGTCCATCAGCACGATCAATACCACCTTGCAATCTAGCGGAAGACTCAAGAAGGGATGCAATCACAGGAGCGCATAGTATCCAGTTACCAGGACCACGGTGGGTAGTCTTGTAAATACTTTGAGAAGCAATGTTAATCAAAGCAAGCAAGTTAGCATAAACATCTCCAACATGACGAGGAGCAAAGTTCAGACCACTAGTACCCCAATCCATCATATAGACATTCTCTGTAGAATCGCCCTTAGGGTTACCAGCAGCAGTCCAGCTATTCTGGAAATCTCCAAAGTTTGAATCATTAGCATGTGCCGCAGTAAACCCTGCGAAACTATTACTATTACTCCAATCAAGGTTGGACCGTACAAAAGGAGACAATATACTCGTTACATCGTAAGCAACCATACGCAAATCTTCGATAAGTTCACGGTCAATTTCAAGGCGAAGTTCAGAGCTAAGAAGCTCAGTAAGTTCGCGCTCAAGATCCATATTGTGATAAGCCTTCAGGTCTTGAGAAGCCTCAAGAGTCCAAAGGGCTCTCATCTTACGAGTACGGGCAACAACAGGCTGCTGCTCGATGTGGAAGGTCATGTCGGGAATACCAGTACCATCAAGAAGCTCGCCAGCACTCATGGAGAATCCCCAAGTTCCGTGTGCTTTCTGTGCGCCAGCACCAGACACGGGGAAGTTAGCGATCTGACCACCATAAGTAGCTGATGGGTGTCCTGCACCCAGTCCAGTAAGTCCTAATTCACCAGTAGTAAAGTTGCCATCATCAATAGAAGACGCAAACGCCTGACCGCCAATGGCAGAAGTTTGTAAGCCACCCCAAGTAAGCAAGTACTTACTGTATAGCTCTCTAGTACCATTATGGTCAGTTCTGTTAGAACCAAGGTAGAAAATTTGTGAGACGGGGCCGCTCATTGGTTGAACGCCACATATCTTGTTAGCAATCAGTTCAGGGAAGACTCTACGAACAAGAGGGAATGCGAACTTTTGAAAAGTACCCAGCGATTGGGTAGTAGTACTAGCCTCATCAAGTTTTTCAGACATGATAGCTTTAGCTTGGTTTTCAAGAAGTTGAGCAGTAACTCTCTTAGTGTAGGAATCCTCAATATCCTCCAAAACGGGAGACCACTTCTCTAAAGTGGCACTATCCGCTCCAGGTTCCATAATTTCAGTATCAATCATAGGAATATTCCTTATCAGTTTTTAGTGTTAGGCATGAAAGCCATAACATCTTCAGTTAAGAACGGATTCCCTTTAGTAAAGTTGGGCTGCTCGTCCTCCACAGGTGCGTCCACATTTTCGGTAATAACAATAGCTTTCTCGGTGGACTCGAAATTGCTACCTAATTCTTCCTCAAGAGACTTGTTGGACTCCTGAAGTTGATCAACTCCCTCGTTTAAGGCCACTACTTTATCTTCAAGATTAATAATAACTCTTTCTAAACGAGAATTTTCTTTGATAGAGGAGGCTAATTCTTGGACGAGAACTTCATTATCGCTCTCTACCTTTTGAACATCCTCATTAACTTTGTTAACTATCGGATCAAGATCATCTCTTTCGATTTCAAACGAAAGGACCGTCTTAATATCCTTAAGAGCTTGAGCGTCACGATAAATCTCATGGGACTCAGAAAGCTCATCAAGAGCAGCCTCTTGGATAGTATCCATTTGATGACGAAGGAATGCGTGAACTTTATTAGTAAGCATATTCATCTCTTCATCAAGTCTTTCGGAAATAATACCTTGCATAACCTTTGCTATCTCAGAAATAAGCTCCTCGCTCATTCCTTCGGGCAGTAGGTCTGCAATATCTTTTACTTTGTCTGACATAATTAAGTCTCCTATCTGTTTATATGTATGCACCCCATATTAATAGAGGTGTTTTTTATTATTTTTTGTTTATGCACTTGATTTTGGTTTCTCCCACCCTTGTCCAGTTGGAACCTCACCTATCTTAAAAAGTTGATTCCTTGTTACAGATCCCCCTGGTCCCCTTTGTACCATCCGTACAGATCCTGCTGTGGCTTTACCAGAAGACTTAGCCCCAGGTCTGTCTAATGGAGTATTTTTATAAGCTCTCTGAAGAGATTTAGACATTCTCTTTGCTTCCATCAACTTATCTCTCATAAAATTAACAAAACTCATCTGCTGAATCTCCCATGTATAGCACCATGTGACCCACTCTGAGGAGTTGTAGTGACTCCCCCCCTACGCATAAGTGCGCCCAAAACTGTTCGGTCCCTGAAATCCCTCTGCGGCCCCCCTGGTTCGTGAATTGGAGTTCCATGCTTATCGCGCTTCAGCCCATGCAATTTATCTATACGGTCGGCAGCTAGTTTAGCTTGAGCCTTCTTAAACTTAGGACTTATAGCTCTTCTCGTTCTTTCCGTTGAGGTAAGTTTGGATTTACCAGCAATTTTAATCTCGTTCAACCTATCTCTCATAAAGTTAACGAATTGGGTGGAATCAGCAAATGCCACATGCTGTCCACGCTCTGGCTCGCCTCCTGGGGCACCTACAATACGAGAATGTTTAGTCGTTTTCTTCGGAGTCCGTGTAGTAGTAACATGTACTAAAGGTTTTTTACCACCTCTTTTACGAGCAGGTACTCCGTGTTTAGCTTTTCTAATTTCTATCCTAGGACTCTTTGCTTCCATCAACTTATCTCTACTAATCTCCTCCTTAAGAAGAGTAGTAAAGTTCTTAACCTTTTGTGCTTCTGGTAGAACTTTGTCAATAATCTCTTGGATTTGGGTAGACTCTGTAAGACCAGGGTAAGCTCCCCTAGTTGAAGGGTCAGCAACAATATCCCAAGTAATTAACTTAAAGTCTTCGTTGACATATCTCTTACCATCTAGCTCTTCAGTCACAGTACCCATACCACGGGAGGAGATACCAATCTTCACACCCCCATCAATAAGAGCCTTGGCTACTTTACCAGAAGGAGTATTGAGAATCTCAGCCTCGCCAATAACCTCATTACCTTTCATATTAAGACCAGTAATAAGGTGAGATACATTAGAAAGTCTAACTGAGTCATGTTGGGGATGATCAAGCTCCCCCATTAACCTTCTTTCATTCATGGCATCAGCAAGTTTAGTAATCTCTCTTTCTAGAAGAGGCTTTCTATAAATTCTTTTGTTATTATTTGCTTCGTCTGCTCTCTGAAAACATCCTCGTATTTTCATAGGACCATTAGCGGTTCCTTCATTAATAACTTGTAAATTCTCAATAATAAATACATCTTCTAGTAATCTCATTTTTGTCCTCTCGCTTTGCGTGTTTTTCTTTTGTACTTTTTACCCTTACGGGCTTCTCTTCTAGATTTAGCAGAAAGCTTCTTAGCCTTCTTACCACCATGTTTATGCCCCACTCTAGCTGCATGATCTTTAACAGACCCCCACTCAGCACTTGGGGTTGCACTTCCTGGTGTAAATCCCTTTGCTATTCTTCCACTAACTACAGACTCTGAATCTTTTCCACCGTGAGTTCTTTTTGATACTACATAAAGTCTTCTGGATCCTTTGGTAGAAAATATATGCCCAGGTCCATGAGAACTTAGAGCAGCTTTAATAGTGGAGTATACTTTAACCCTAGACTTAATAGCTAAGTTACCACTCTTACCCTTGGTTTTATAATTACCTCTCCCAGAAGGATAACGACTACTTTTTTTTTCGTTAAGTATATTAAGAGCGTCTAATATGTCCACTTCTAGTAACTCGCTTTTTCTTTCTACTTTGTTTTTTTTCACTAAAATTAGGGGGTCCAACGCCCATAACTCCAGTAAAATTCTCTACCATTACAGCCGCTTCGGAAACCAGCGAAGTTAACTTATTAATAGTCTCAACTAACTCCTCCTTAAGACTAGTAATTTTTTCTTGAAGAAGTTCTTGTTCGGATAGTAAGGGCTCCTTAACGGTTTCCCGCTTAGGAGCCTCACTCATACCAAAAGATTCTTGGAGAACTTGTTCAACCATAGAGACAGGGATAGAAACATCAGATATATCGACATCTGTGGTAGGTAATTCTTTAGGACGAGCTACTTCTGAAGTAGAGCCCTTTTTAGATACCTTTCCAGAGTCGATAAGAGACATGGCAAAGTCTCCAATGCCCAATCCAGTCTCATCTAACTTACCCATTACTCTTCGTCTTCGTCTTCCTCGTTAGTAGCCTCAACAATAAGGCCAGCTTCAGAAAGAACATCAAGAATTTCTTCTGCATTCTCAATAATGAAAGACTCTTCAACTTGCTCAGAAATGAGACCAGCTTCCGAGAAAACTTCCATCATAGCAGAGGCATGTTCTTGGAGGACCTCATCAGTAAGCTCCTCTTCTAAGTGAGTATCGCAAAGGGGGCAAGCAAGAGCTTCCTCTTCCGTAATACCTTTAGGGTCATTCTTCTTATTATCATAAGCACTCTTACCCACTTCTTTAGCACCTTCCACTTCAGGACCAGTGCCCTTCATCTTCTCATCAACACGAATACCAGCCTTGTCCCAACCATTGGACTCAAGTAACTGGCTTACAAAATCATCAGTAACCATTTTATTATCCATTTTTTTCTCCAAAAAAAAGTATGCGGGTATGTACCCGTCTGTTAATATGTAGACCTCATTAAATTTAATAGGGACTATTTTATAAAAAATTCCTTCAATCTGCGTATACGGTATAATTAACGGTGGATGGCCCTATAGCACCACACCCCGTATAGGTATCTCCAGCCCTAGCTATTTGAACAGGAGCCCCATTAGGGTATACATATACAGTAGATGTGTTGGGTGACAGAACACCAGAATGAAGGATCTCCATACAATCTCCATCACTATCCTCCGTAAATTTATGGGCTTCAGTTCCCCCAGCAACATAGTGAACTCCTATCCCGCCAACCAAAACATCTAATATGGCAGATTCACATTTAGTAGTTGAAGTACAGGGGTGATCTGCCACTGTTATACTTACTGTATCTCCTGCTAAAGCTACTAAACTCAATTTATTGGCTCCGGGGTATCTGTTTGGTCAGCTAGGGGCTTCTTCTCTAATGTCACATACCCAGATAAAAAGTTTGGGTTATCAATACGAAGGTTATTACTCCTAACTTCTGTAATCTTTTTAGGATAATTATCATTTACTACAGTAGAAGAGGAAACTTTACCAATACCAATAGAGTGTCTGGTATTGTTCCAATTACTAGACTCTAGATACAAATCTTTCATTTTACTTCTATCAATACCATCGTAAACTTCTTTCCAAGTCACCGTGTCATTTTCAAGAACCCAATTTTCTTTAAGGTCTTTTAATTTAGCCAGCAACTGCCTCATTCCAAACTTAGGACGAGGTAATACTGGGTCCGTATTAGTATATTTATCTAAATCTACTAGAGCAGTGGTATCTAAAGAGTATTGTATAGCATTAGGATCAACAGTTTTTACACTTACTCCTTTATGAGGCCAAGGAAACTCTTGTGTTAGGTACGGAGCATCCCAAACATCACTCTTATCTGGATTTGCGTTAGGTGTAAATTTTAATTCTCTCTCCCCATAGGATATTTGTCTGGAGATGAAATGATTAGCTACATTTTGATCTTTATCAGACGGTATAAGCACTATTAAAGGAGCAATTCTCTTTACATAAATATCATACTGAGGATCATCTTCAAACATATCAAAGGTAAAGTCTTTAGAAGTTATTGAAATTTCCTCTGCATTAGCAACATAAGTTAGTATAGGATCATCTGCATCAACATAGAATACCATAAAGGGCCATGGTGTAAATTTTATAAGATCAGCTATAGTGTCTGTGTTGGTTTCATAAGTATACTTAGCAGTCGTATTGGCTATAAATGTAGATGTTCTAGATGCATCTGTCACACTATCAGGTATTAAGTTTAAGAAATAGTAATTATCTCTTTTATTCTTAACCCCATACCTTTCATCTATTCTAGAATCTACAGAAGTCTTTACATTCAAAGTATGTGAATACTCATCACCTAACAGGTAACACATTTTTTGAAGATCTTCTATTTGTAGTACTCTAGCCCTATCAAACTCTCCAGCAACAGCGATCTCGTCTATCTTCCCATCCCTAGTAAGTACTCTTTGTAAGTTTCCTGGGCTCATAGTGAGGGATCCAGTAGAGTTTAATGGAATAGTATCCCCAACACTGTAATAAAGTTGGCTTGTAGTCCCATTAGAAAGCTTTACTGGTATGTTTTTCTTCAAATCAGTGGATAAAGTTTTCCATAATTTCATCTGCTGCTGCACAAGGCCATCGTAATCTTCAGATACTAATGGGAAAGAGTTCGCCCCAGCCATCCGTATAACCTTAGCTTCCGCAGAATGAGACCCTCTAATACCCACGGTACTTCCCCTAGTAGAGGAATGCTTTACTTGTGCAGACTTTATACCTGATAGATAATCAATTAGTTCATCTGCATCTATAGCATACAGCCTATTAGATATTAATAATCTTCGTATAGTACCTAGTACTTCATTTTTAATAGATTCTCCTGTTGCAAGTTTTACTTCATTTAATAAATCTACTATATTATCATTTAAACTTCTTTCTATATTGTAATTACTTAAATTAGTATAAGGAAAATCAGAAAATAATAGATCACTATTATTATTCATATTATAAACCATAAATATAGAAGAGTGTACTTTCTCTTTAAATAAACCAGAGGGTAAAGATCCCCGACCAACCCCTATAAACGAAGTACCTCCTGAGTAATATCTTCTATTACTAACATTTCTTTCAAATACAGAATCAACATAGTTATAAGCATACGCAACCTCATCAGGATCCTCCCCTCTTCCTCCTCCTCCTCTTGTTGGGGGTTGCTCACAAGCATCATCGCAGGGTCCTTTCTCGTTATAAGTGCAGTCTGTAACACAAGGCGTAGTATTAAAAGTACATGTCCACTCTTCCAGAGGATTACACACCCAGCACTTATGATCGCATGATTTTGATTCCCCATTGGGACCTGTTCCCCCCGCCAAATTACAAAGGAGTTTAGTTCTAAATGTATTTGGGGGACACTTACCGTCTTTCTGGACAACATCCTGGCTACAGCAATATATTCCATCATCTTGGCAACGCCAGCAAAGAGCCTCTCCAGCCCCAGGCCCTGGGGCTGGAGGAGGGCCAGGAGGAGAAGTTATATCAGAACAAAACGCTTCGCAAGTGTCCTTCTTTGGGTATATAGCGTTACAAAGTTCACCATCTACGCATACAGCATCATAACATTCACCACCCTCAAAAACAGTAACCCCTTCACAATCCTTAGTTTTATTATTACAGGTATATCCTATACAAGATTTTGGGGGTGCAGTCGGTCCTGGTGTTGGAGGACCTCCTCCTCCTTTTGGTCCACCACAACCATTATCGGCTAATAAACATGCAGCAGGAGAAGAATACCATAATGCTTGTCCATCATCATATGTTGGGGGGTTAGCGGTACAAACACTACCCCACTCATCCTGCCAAGGAATCATGGTCATAGTACAATTATCTAATGGGGTAGCAGGGTCATGACAATTCCAATAAGGAACAGCATCACAATCACCACCTGGGTTACATTCGTCCCCATCACAGGTAGAATCAAAAGTTCCACCTCCACCAGCACCCTGGTCTCCAGGGGGAAAAGTTCCAGGGGGTCTAAGTGAACATGCTATCCAGAGAGCGGCCATATTAAAACTAACCTCTAGACATTACTGTTAAGGTGTCATTACCTCTATGGACTCTTTCCATATCCAGCCTGAAACATAAACAGAGAATTTAACATGCTCACCGCTGCCTCCATGAACCCCAGAACTTGGGGCTCCCCCCGCTCCTATAAAAGACAAAGTAAGCATTTCCGCTCCACTAGTTTCATCTACAAAATACCTTGGTATTAGGATATGCTGGGTAATCCCAATTTTAGCTATACTCTGCTCCTCAGGGTCGGTGCCCTTCCACTGGTTACCGTAGTGCCTCCCAATGGTTAACCAATTAGTCCCCCCCGAGCCAGGGGTTTTTGCCCGCAGGAAGCCCACATTTTGATTATTATTTTGATTATCTGAAAAAACACTAACTATTACACCAGCAAGATAGGGAATACGATTAGCAGGTATACCATCCTCTATATTATAGACTGTTTCTGCTTTTATGTCTTTGGTCTGGACCTGGTTAAGTATTTGCCACCATGATGCTCTAATTTCAGTATGTTCAAGTTCTATAGTCTTCTTAATGTATTTAGGGGTAGCTTGCTCTAGTTTCCATATCCTTCTTTGTAAATCACGATCAGTAACATAAGGGTTAGCTATCGAAGCTGGGGGATTAGCAGCAGCCAAACCAGCCCTCTCGTTATAGGTTAATTCAGCAGTTCTAAAGAAAGGTCTAATGTCTAATATATTATCATTACTAATAGTAGTAGCCCCATTCTCCACAAAAATATATGCAATAGGTAGTACAGACTGTCCCACAAGAGAGAGGGAAGGAGTTCCGTTCAATTCATCAGCTAAGTAAGGAGCTAGATTCATTAAATCATCAGGGCTTGGGAAAGTAGTAAAGACCCCATCAGTACCAATATTCTTGTTATGATCACCAATGGGAGAAGTTATTTGTGGATTACCCACCGAATCAGTAACCTCATTTATATCTCTCTGTAAGTAATTACCTATAGTATATTTTTCCTTGTCGTAATTTTTTAGGAAAGTAGAATCGACCCTCTCTCCTTGCCAAGGTGATCCCTCAATGACGCTCTGAGCAAACAATTTAACTACCCCAGCCCCCTTAACAATACCTAAGGTTGGCTCAGATATGCTGATAGGACTATCCGTATCTTTCGCTCTAGCAATAGTAGTAGCTGGAGCATCTATAGGCTTAGTATAAATAAATAGTAAATCAACCCTTACTGAAGGTACATACGCAGTCTCATTAGGATAATCATTCTCATCAAAAGAGGGAATAATAATATCTAATTGTTGTTCCACATTTACTAATGCAGTTCTGAATGGTGCGCCCCACGCTCTAGTAAATTCAACTGCTAATTGCTGCAGGTCTGTGGGGTCTGCCCAAGTCTTAGTAGTAGTATCTTGTTGCCATAGTGCCAATTTTAATTTTGGTATATCATATATTCCTATAGCTAGATTTTTTACATCAAAAGTATACCCAGGCTTATATGCTATATCGTCACCCTGATAATTGGCTGCATGAGTTTGTAAATGATCATATAAACCATTATTATTTAAAACTCCAGTAGTAGTATCTCCTATCAAATTAAATAAAACAGTATCATTTAATTTAATCTCTCTTTGCTTTTCAAAAGAAGATACCTCATAATTCATTGATGTACCAGTCAGGATTTCAGATATACCAGTCTTATAAGCATCATTTACCCTACCTATAAAATTTCCAGGATTGACACTTACCTGCATACCATTCCCACCGAAAGGACGCAATTCTGTAAACTCCTTACGACCTATCTCCCCAACAACCTCTCCACCCGTAGTCTGACTAACCTGATCTTTAAGCCACAGAATATTTTCCTGTACTTGTTTAAGTGGAATATTATCTACTTCCCAATAGTAAGGATCATTAGCTTTAAAATATCGGATGGGGTCCGTAAATTTATGGGTACTGGGGTTGTAAGATACGCTTGCCCCACCTTGATTATTTCCAAAAGTATCATCAGCCATTATGTTCTCCGTTTAGTATCAAATATATTGGATGTTCTAAATCCAAATCCTCTTCCTGTTACATTCCCAACATAGTTTTCTCCATACAAATCAATTCTAGATCTATAAATATTAACTAATTTTATTCTATTACTATAATTGGTATTACAATGTTTTGCATTAGCAAAAGTGTTGGCTGCTGATTCATCTAGCCACACTGAAGCTCTTTCAACAGGCATTAAAGCGGAAGGATAATAGTACCCACTTGTAGCAAGCAACCCACTAGTTAACCAAGTTCGCTCATTCACTAATTGTGGGTTATACCCACTAAAGTCAGCAGGACCAGAACAACTTCCCGATAATAAATATCCTTGAGCTAAATGTTGTGCTGGAATAGTGTCTTCTGGGCTTACCTGTATATTAGTTACTACATACGGGTTAATATCCAACCCACTAGTATAAGATAACATTTTAGCGGCGGGAAGTACTGAAAAGAATAGTCTGAATGGCCCAGCATTTTCATATGCAGAAGACCCATAACTACCACTAAGAATATCCTCTCCACCAGGGGTTTTCCCTACAGTTCCAGGTTTTCTCCTAGAATCACCTATGGCACTCATAAATGAGGATAACCCTAAATTTTTATGCGGAACAGCAGAGTCAGTAAACTGTCCATTAGGCCAATCTACACCACTACCAAAATGATCTAAAACAGCAATCTTACCTGTATCTGGTGTCCCCTCTGGAATACTAGAAGCTATATTTATCCAACCACTGGCATCTGCGGTATGCCACTCATTACTTAGGTGAGAACTAGTGAAGTATACCGCTCTTGGCCCATGATACCCTGCTAAACTTGGATAGTGACCACTAACAGCTAAATAAGCAGCATCTAACTTAGAAGTATCCGCAATATTCCAAATTAATATCTGACCACACCCAGCAGGGTTACTAGAAGCATCATAATAACTCTCATCACTTGGGACATGACCCATTGGGAAATGCACATTTCTTACCTTTACAGAACTATCATTAACAGCCCTTACACACATTCCACCCGTACTTATAGTCTGAAACTTAGAAGAGCAGTCGAGGTTAGCTCCACCAGTCCCGTCCCCATAGCCATCTTGAAAAAGAATACTGTAGCAACTTAGATCAATGTCCTTCTTTAAATAATTGGTGTACTCTCTATTATTAGTTACAGAAATTCCTGCAAATCCACCACCTAAGTCAGGAGTACCTGCATCTCCAGAGCGCATAGGTTGAGTCATACCAGACAGAATGACATTAGTAGGAGCTTCGTTTGGATAGAACTGAACTGCTCCTGAACTACATAAGTCCACAAAAGTTCCAGAAGCTGGTACAAGCGATTGAGCAGGTCTGTGGGGTCCTGTACCAAGAAGATCTATACCAGGCTTGCCTTGGGACATTGATAATATATTACGATTCCACAGAGTAGGAGCATATCCTAACTCTTCTAACACTATACTAGATCTATTATCAGCAACTAATGCAGCACCCTGACAATGAATCTCTAGTACTGGGGTAGCCTTGTATAGTCCTCCACCCCACCCACTAGGAGTATAACCTGAAGGATGATAATTTTCATCCCCCCTCTGGGCATAAGTATCTACATACGCATTAAATTCATCTAGAGGAGGACCAGCCTTAATCATAGAATTGTTTGTAGCAATTGCTCCAAATCCATGATTATAAATAGCTACAGGTCCTGTAAAATTAATGATAGAATTATTATCCGCTATAGCAGCAGCGCAATACACCGCACTAGGCCCATCAAAGTAACTTACAGTATTAGTATTTGCATTAGTGTTGGTAAGACCTCTAACAGTAGCAGTACCATTATTGGTAACAAGTAAATGCCTTGGAACTGAGGGATCTCCATGAGGTTGTGGTCCAGCAATAAACTTAGCACAAGTAAACTCCCCTAACGAATTATCAACAACCACGCTAGGCTTCATGGCGGGGGTAGAAGATACATCATCTGCTGCGAAAGGAGCAGCAGCTTGCACACGACCATGATTCATGTAATAAATTTCCTGGTTATACATAGTGGTAATATCAATACCAGAAGTATGAGTAGGATAAGTAGGACCGTAAGTAGACCCACCTTTCAACACTACATGCTGACCATTATGAGAGAATAAGATAGGGTAGTTATGAGACCTAGCCACTTCCTCCCGCGACACTAGTGTAGAAGCATTTTTAGCTGTGGTATTAGCCCCTATAGCATTAGAGTTTAAATTTTTATTATATCTAAAATCACTACTATCCATAAGTAATCCGTAAGCTTGAGCATTACTACTTCGTAATTGCTCAACTTCTATAACCGAATTACGAGCTTCTATATTAGTTCTATTGTTGTAAGCGGTTGTAACACCATTCATAGAATACTTAGAGTTAGAACAATACAGCCCAATACCATTAAATCCCAGGTCAGTATAGAAAGGCCCCATAGGATCTGCATACCCAGTCCCTCTATAGGCTATCATCTGTAAACCACTCAAATTATCATCAATCTTATCTCCACCATGGAGTTTAGAATTATCTAGATAGATACCATAATCATGAAACTGACTAGCTAATGTAGCAACCATTCCACTGGCATAAGTATCAGTAACAAAAGATATATCACTATTAGTAGCTTTAAATCCGTAACTAGTTATGGTACGCCTGTTATCTGTTTCTAGATTAGTAGCCTTATAGTTTCTAGCTGCTATCGCTTGTCTTCGTAAATTAATTTGGGAGTTCTTAATATCGAATCCCACTGTGGTACATCTCATAGCCCCACAGTTCTCTAAAGTTAGACCATCACAATTATAAGCACCTATACCCTCAGGAGTAGAGTTGTTCCCATCTACTATAAATCCTCTTATGTATACTGGGCCATCACAATTCTGAACCTTTATTCTACTAAACCAGTTCGCAGTCCATATACCTTTGGCTAGTTGCCCCTCTATAAATGGGTTAGTGGATATACTTCCTTTATTATCTTCCCGTATAGTAGAAACATCATAATAATTTATAGTAGTATCAGCAACAAAAGTCGTTCCCGTAGATCCTGTTACAGGCCCTAATGTATTAGCATATACATCAAAAGGTGATGCGTTCCATGCTGCTGGTCTCCAACGGTCGGTATTAGTATTAATACCTAGATGAGTATACCCCCCAATATCTTCCCAAGATTTACCAGCATCCGCTCCTAAATTCCATCTTCCTGGTACAATTAAACTTCTAACAGGAACTCCTGTACCTCCCGAAAGATTTACAACCGCAGAGGTACAGGAGGAAACAGAAAGAACTTCTGTATGGAATAAAGTACCCAAGAAGCCACTACTATCACCACTAAGAACACTAGGGGCATACATTGGTGCAATACTACTAGTTGGTGATGGTCCCCCACCCCTAAACATATGCATAGTATAAGTATTGTCACTAATAGCAGCATAAGCTCTATTAACTATCTCAAGAACCCCATCATCCTCGCACTTAATATTATTAAGATTTAGCTGCCCCATATCTCCAGTAACAGCTACCTCAATAATAGTAGGCATTCTAATGATTTCAGGCAAAGCTTCTATAGCTGCCGATACAGTGGTAAACATATTGGCACTAGCAACAAGAGTACTATCAATAGATGACGATACAACATATGCCATGCCTGGGGCACCAGAAAGAGGGTATCCAAGTTTCTCCCACAAATACTGAGTTCTTTCCTCTAAATCATAAAGAGGTAAGTTGTCCTGTTCCCAGTTGTAGAAGGAAGAGGTGTCATGCTTAGTTACGAAGGGGTTCCAGTAATTAAATACTTTAACCCCTGAACTAACACTGTATATATCCTCTCTGTTGAAAGAATTAATCTGTTGAATATAGTTAATAGCCATTAGAACTGTAGGGTCCAGCGGAAGAGGAGACTAAAATCATTAGTCTTAGTTATTTGTGTGAAAGGTCTATAAGCTACAAGAATAGGTCGAATTAGCGGGAGTCCCCGTGGATTTCTCATATACAACCCCACCTCATTAACTGCTGCTGTGTTTAAAGTATTTCTATCCAATACTAGGGTGTACCTTACAGATGTAGAAGTTACTTTGTGTATATTACTGAATCGTATCCTAGCTAAAGGCTTAGTGTCACCCGCTATTACTATTCCGTCTTCTATGGTATGAAAGGTTTCAATTATTAAACCAGTATCAGAACCCCAATCTATAGAGGATAATAAAGGCTTCTGTAACTTGAAAGTGGAAACACCGTAATCATTGTAATCTCCACCTGACCCAATTAAAAAGTTTATTATCTGATAATCGGTAATTGTAGTTCCACCAGAAGCAGCAAATAGATGAGAGAACCCTACGCCCATACCTGAGGTAATAACATTATTTTCATCAAATACAAGTTCTTCGTTACCGTTTTCATACAGCTTGAATATTTGTAAATGTCCCGTAGGATTTAATGATTTATTGTTCTTCATTGTATTTATATAGAATACTTGTCAAATACTATCAGTATCTGCAACACGCAACTCCCAATCAATTATATACGAAAATTCCTTATTCTTTTCGAGAGGGGGGTATATTATTTTATAACTAGTCATAAACGGAGCATCAACCCCAGAGTTGCCGCTTGGGTTCTTTAAAAATAACCCCACTTCTTTTATAGTCTGTCCATTAGCTAAAAACTCATCCAGCAGCAGTCGGACATTTGCAGTATCATCATTTAGTCTGGTAGTATACCCATAAGGTATTTGAACAAAGTACTGTGGTTTTGTAATATAGTAAGGTCTCTCCCCGTGTATATATTGGTTTGGGTTTGCACTAGGGTTATATTCAAACTGGAAATTAGATAAATACGCTGCCTCTCTTGGAGACACATTATGATTATCTATACTCCCTACGGTAGCATCAGATATGCCCCCCTGTGGAGTCTTATTTACATACAATAAAGATGATAATAATGGGTAGTGCATTATTTGTACATTGGACCCAGAAAGAGTCCCATTGTCCACATTTAAAACAGCATCAGGAACTTCATTTAGAGATACTGATATTTTATAAAAATTTCCACTTGGCCCGAAACCTGAGTTAGCTGTAGTATAACAATCTTTTCCTGGGCCATTACGAGTAGTATAATGATTAGATGCGTCTAAACCGTTGTACATACCTCCATCTTTACAGTGTATATTTGCAGAAAGAGTTCCTCCAGTAGTGGTAACCCCATAAAAAGATTTCCAATTAGCAGAACAATCACCTACTAGATCAAAACATCTATGATATCCTGAACTTGTACCAAAATCAAGAATCTCAGGAGGATACCATTCTGGAGAAGCATCTGTAGAATTAGTTTTAAGATCATACCTATACATAAAGGACACCCTATTCTCTCCAGCCTCCTTAAATCCTGCTCCAGACGCAGCAACCTCGTTATATATCTGTAAAGCTCCACCTATAGGAGTACTAGCGGAAGAATCTGTATTACTTGAAGCGTAATAATCTGTCATATAATAAACAGATGCAGTCTGATTCTTTTGAAGTGGGTTCCATACCTTCCTAACAGTTCCATCAGTGTGCTTATACCCATCCAAAGTCTTAATACATCCAGTAGTATTCGCTACATTCTCAACTTCATTATACCTAGTTACATATACGGGGTCAACCTCATGGGGGCCAGAGGTGAGCAGCGGGGTTGCGTTAGGTCCCGATGCTGTCAGGGGAGCCGCAGAAGTCCACAGGATACGCTTCACGCCATTCCTCGCGTCCTGCCAGTCATCGGAGCATCCATCCACCCAAATGGAAGAGGGGGCAGCAGAGTCCCTATCCCCTTGAAGCGTCTTCTGTCCATCAACGAACCCTTGAAAGTTATTAGTGTAGTCATCAAAAACTTTAGTAGTATCAGGAGGGTCTACAAAATTATCAAAGACCTTAGTTCTATCGTGAGGTAGAATAGAACCCAACCCATAAATATCTCTTTTTACTACAGGAAAAACACTCTCTCTACCATAAGCAGATACATCTAATGGATTTTTAATGGTCCACACATTAGGCTTTAATCTGTTTAATGGCACATCCGAGGAAACACCAAAACTACTTAAGTTATAATTATTAAGACCTAGTTGAAAGTATCTGAAGGAATAATCTTGGATATCTCTAGACCCAGTTCCAGTTAAAACATTCACCATAGCCGCAGCAAACCCAGCAGCTACCTGATTACTTTCTTCTAAAATAACTTCGGAGGCTCCAGTAGCTTTATTAATCTTCTTTAGTTTAAATATGCCTCTCATATGAACTTAACCTTCCAATGTATATCTATATCCTTGTAATGATCAAAGATACCAGCAATACCGTCCTTACCCTCCATTTTAACAAGATTATCTGTTAACACTATCTTATTAAATAGCCTGTATCTTCTAACAGAAGGATCATCAAGATAACCGTAATGAGGGTTATAGGATAGCCCAACATTAATACCAGAGGATACAGTATCTCTTATTGCCTCTAAGTCTAATCCCCATAAACCTAAAGTATCTACTCCTCCAAATGTATTTAATAATATAGCGTCACATGATGATGGGTCTGGGGCAGGACGGTTATGAAGACGCACCTTATAAGTAATTTCCCCCGTAGAAGAAAAATCAACAGCTACAGTTTTATAAAAACTACTGCTGGTTATTAAATCTCCCCCCTTTACAAGAGTACCGTTATCACTTAAACCTATATAACCATACTTATCTGTAAGTTTAGCTAACCCATCTATTCCAGCATGTAATCGTACACTTGATAAACATCGCCGTTCGGACACTGATCCAGGAGTTGTGCCCCCGTCAGCGTAATCAGAATGTTCAGCAGTGGAACTAATAAAAGTGGCAGAAACTATCATAGTGGTTGGGTCAGGAACATAAGCACCTAGATAAAGAGCATGTCTTCCTATGTAGGGAATATAATTATCTGTATAGGTCCAACCTTTGAGACCTCCTTCCGTAGATAAATTTAGATTTCCACTTGTACTCAGGAAGGCCCCATTTTGTCCTCTGAGTAAAGTTACACCTATAGCCTTCTCTACAGGAGTAATAACCCCATCTGTTAAAACTCTATCATTAGGGTTGGGTGCTGGGGTAACAGTTTCTACCTCTGGTATATAAGCTGAAACTCCTATATCATCCGTTCTAGGATAGTTACTATTAGTACCGAATCCAGTTCCATAAGTTGAACTTAAAGATCTTCCTCCACTACCACTAACTATAAAATAGTTAGCTACTGGAGACCTAGTAGCAAGAGTTTTTCCAAAGGGAAAAGTTTCATTCAGTAATGAAAAGGCTAATGTATTGGACCTCTGCGCTGTACCGCTTACAAAAGAAGAAGTCTCAACATAATTAGTAGGGATACGACCTAACTCTAATTGTGGACGAGAGATGTATATAGATCCTGCACTCCCATCTACACCAACTGACCCTACAGTAGTATCTACAAGATCCAAAGATCCGCTTCCGAGGAATGGATATATTCTAGGAGTAATATCATCATGATTAATGTGATAACCTGTTACAAAAACTCTATACCAATTATTATCTAATTTTTTTACACCCCCATTCCAGTTGGGGAATGAGGCTCCTGGGTTATCCATTAAAGTAGCACCCCCACTATTATCCCACTTAATACAAGTTTTTGGGTATGCGTCTGCGGAACTAACTCCCCCGTTAATTTGGGAAAACCCAATGTAATCTCCTGAGGGAGTGGATGACACAAGCACAGGAGGATTATCTGTATTCCATTTCATATCAACTGAAAAAGTAAACTCAGTACCACTAAAGTATCTCGCAGCGAAAGCCCCATTTGTAGCATTAGTAGCATCAAATTTAATAGTTTGGGATAAGTATGCCGTTGATAGCTGGGTATTTATTAAAGACCCACTAGTGTCTGGTTCTGCGCCAGCTATAACATTAGGACTTAGTATACAATTAGTTAAATCCCAACCAGTAGTACTTTTTAAATCAGAGTTTTGGAAAAAATTAACCGTTGTATAATCGTGTTGATGCCTTAAAAAATGATCCTTGTTTTTTGAAGTTGAAAAGCCTTGGATAGCATAATTAGAAGCATCTAATATATTATTATTTTGTGGAGAAGGGTATTTAATAGAAGAAGGAGTAGTTAGAAAATTAACTATATTTTCAGAAAACCCAACAGTTGTTAAGTTATCCTTTTCCAGTATTAGTTCTCTTTCTCCTTGAGAATTTGTACCGTATATTTCTACTACTCCTTTCATTAGTTCTCCAAATGTATTTTTGTGTATTGATTATTATTTGTTACGAAGGTTGCATGGCCTCCTGGTTGAGACCACATGGGAGCAGCCCTATAATTAAGCCTACTACCACCAGATAGCCCATATCTATCTCCTGGGTCACCCGCACCAGCAGGACGATCTGAGCCCTCGCTACCTATATACATGTTCCTTACTGATATTGCGGAATTTCTGGCCCCTAAGTCCTGTTGTAATCTATTAAATTCTCTCAATATAGCTAAAGTCTCATCCTCAGAATAAGGAATGTATAAACTAACATCTTTAGTAATATTAGATCCTTTAGTAGTACCTACTATAGTTATAGTAGAAGGTTCTAGTATAGTAGAACTTGCACCAAGTAATATTGGTCCCACATATGGTCTATCTGCTACCTTTAAAGACTTACCATTAGCATCTTTTACCCATTTAGAAGATTCGGTAGCCGTAACTTTAGAGTACAGAGTAGCTTTGACATTAAAAATTCCCGGACCTACAGACCGCTTAAGAGTAACTTTATCCCCACCACTAGCGGTTAGCTCACCAGAGTAGTCCACCCATATATAAACTCCAGAAGGTATAGCCCCCCCATCTTTATATAGGAATATAGTACTTTGTTGATCTGGTTCATTAATTTGCTCATAATCATTATAAGGGAATGAATGTTTATGGTGTAATCTACTATTTTGAGTAACATCTCTAATAGAAAACTGATCTATAACTCCAAACTTAGCTTTATCAAAGGCATCATACATGAATACTTCTATAATGTAATTTTGATTTGTTCTATGTACCTGCTCCTTATACTGGTAGTAAGAAAGCGGTACTCTTATTGGAGCATTATTTGTATTAAAGTTAACTACTTTATGAATAAAAGATGATGGTGTAATATCCATTAAAACATCTTTAGTAGATTTAGATAATAGACAAATATCTGTATTTCCAGCAACCTCATACACCTCATCATACCTTAAGGTATGAGACAAAGTATTCTTTACATATTGAGGGCCAGTAGTTCCACTTATCACGGAAGGGTATGTTAACTCCCACTTCCCATTTGGCATATAAGTCCAGAACACCTTATTACCATAGTAATCAGTCTCTGTGTCAGTATGTATCCACACCCCATAAGATCCCCCACCCAAAGTATGACTATCCTCTGTAGCTATAAGAGCCCTTAAATTAATTTCAAAATTATGCTCAGTAATTAATAGATTAGTAGAAGGTCCATAAGACCTTACATCATATCTTAATCTAGATAAAGCACCAGAAGGTTTGCATAATACTATTGGATTACTTGCTAAAGCAGAAGGTTCCCCCCTAACAGTGGTACTTGGATCTAGATTAAATATAGTAAACTTAGAATATCCAGAACTTAGGTCAGTGAATTCTACCCCAGATAAAAGATAAGGATTTCTATATTCTGGGCCACCAACATACAAATCATCAGTACTTGATGCTGTGATGTTACTTATACCACTTAAGTCTTTAACAGAGAAAGGCTTCTCTTCAGAGATAGCTCTACCAATGAATTGGGAACTTGTATCTACACCAGAACCCTCTACAGTAAAGTTACCATTGTACAATAAGGGTCCATAAGCATGAGAGAGTATATTAAGCCCACCATCTTTTTGAGTATCTAATAATCCGTTACCCACACTATGCCCATTATAGTAAGTTATATAATCTTTAAAAGATTTATGTATACCTGCTAAAGATCCTCTACTAAGTCTCCGTTGCCCTAAGATTGTATTATTAGTTTCTTCTTCTGTGTATTCATACTTATTCCATAAATCATTTTTTATTGAAGTGACAGAATTTTGAAAAGAAGATAGATCTAATAAGAATTTATTTTTTTCAGCTAAATACTTAGCTTGATACTCAAACTTCTTGTCTCTAATCTTGTGTAAATACTTATAGAACTCTGGGGTTCTTTCCCTAGCAACATAAGAATTACAGGTGCTTACCTCAACAGAAGCAGATCCTCTGATATCAAAGGTAGAAGAAGCTGGAATTCCACTCATAACTCTGGTAGAATCTAGTCCCCAACACTCAGACCATACATCCAAATTATAGGGGTAGGAAGAAACTTCATAGAGATTAAACGGATTAAGTACTTTATGATATTTAAAAATAAGATTCAGTAAGCCCAACGGCTGATATTCAGCCTTTAAATCTTGGCTACTTGTATTAAAGTAGCTTGGCATATTAAACCCAGTTCTAGTATACAGACCCCCCTTTTGTAGATTCTTTTCAAAGTTTCTACGCCGCATTGCATTTCTGTATAGATTGGTTAATGGGGTGTGCGTTATAGAGACCCCCATTAGATTAGCATGATCAAAAGGATCATCTATAAATGATCTATCGAATACAGTCTTATCATTGTGGTTTACAAAAGATCTACTAGAATTTGGTGGGGAAGTATAAGAACTTCCCATAGTACCTGGGATAAATCTAAAGTCCATGCCTGAAGTATGGGAACCCGCCTGTACCCCAGATAGAATTACATCATCTACCCAATACCGCATGGAAGGACAAATATAATCTAAAGAACTTAGGTTATCCGTGTTGTCTAAATTAACTCTAGTTTGTGGTATAGCTTTAGATGGCGAGAAAGAATCTACTATAGCTAAAGATTGGAAAAAATCTTGTTTTGAAAATCCTAATCCTTGAAAGAAGGCTGCATCAAAAGAACCACTTGAAACATCTACATCAAAATGAGAAGATTTGCCACTCCATAAAGGTATAAAATCATATTTGTCAACTTCAAAATTATCAAATAAATAATCTCTATTAGGTGGTTGGTATACGGAACTGGTAAGAAAGAAGAAACCATTATTATAAAACTTGGTATCCACTGATCCATTTACAGTGTGGTCCCCAACAAAAGATCTAAATGCTTGAGAATTAATAGGTCTCACACCTAAGCATACTAACTCCCTTTCAAGGAAAGCTAAAAGTTCGTCCGTTATATCACAAGTGGAGTAAAACTTTTCCTCTTCCCAGGGAGGTATTGGGAAGGCCCTATTTCTATAGAAGAATTGGAATTTTGGATCGTTTATATCAAACTTAAAAGTTCTAATATAAAACAATTCTGGGAAGAACAGAACAGCTTTAAGAAGTATATTATCCACAACCATTCTGATATTATTATCCATATTTTGTGGATCATAATTATCAATATAATTTTTAGCTTTCTCAGCAGAGAAAGAATCAAAACTATCGAATAATGTAGTATCAGTTTTTATTAAATAATATAATAAGTTTGGTACATAAGACTCATAAAATTCGGATATAGCTGAAAGCTGTATGCCTACTGTTGGCAATACAGTAGTAATAGCATTGTGCAATCCAACCTTAGTTCCCTTTTGTTTATATAACTTTGTTGCCCCACGGATCTGTCTGCGCCAAGAGTCTGGGCTAGATCCATATAAAGTCCAACCTATTAGATCAGCTATATAAGGAAGGAATTCCTCAGGACACTTTTCTATATCATAAATATTAGATAATTTACTTACAGCATTATTAGTATCAAAAAAAGAATAAGATAAGGCTTGCAAGAATCTAGCAAATGGAGCAGCCAACTCCTCCCCCTCCAAAAAGTCTCCTGTAGTTATATAATCTAAAAAGGCATCCTTAATGTATGGGTCGTCTTTATTTAAATGCTGCTCAGAGTAAACAATATCTATTAATGTTTTAATAGCTGATAAATTCTGAATACCACTAGCATACACTCCACCCGCAGGGGCATACATTCCTGGTAGTATACTAGGGTATGTAGCTGAAAGATTTTCCCAATCTCTCCATAAGTATTCTGTTAATCCTTTTATACCTGTATTAGTATCGAAAGTAATGGCATCGAAATATACATCACTAATAGCACTAGCCACATAGGAGGAAGGTGAGAAAGCGTCTGCGGTAGATCCTTTAGTATTTAAAAAGTAAGCCCAACCTAACTTATCTACAAGGTACTCATGAGTTCCCTCTGATGTATTAGAAAACGCACTAGCCGTATTGTCGGCCATGTTCCCAGTGTTTAAAACTATTTTAGGGAGGACAGTATCCTCCAAAAAAGATCTAAAGGTGGCTCTTTGGTCGGCAGATTCTATAGCAACAGAGTTATCTTTAGTAAAGAAAGTACATTTTTTTCCAGTGTACTCCCCAGCACAATACCCCAAGGGATGAAGTATGTCTAATTCAAATGTTCTAGAGGTAACCTCTGTGAGATTATTTTCTATTACAAACCACCTAGATATTCCAGGCACTGTGCCTATATCCGAGTAATTGGTAGTTGCAGATATTGCTAATATGTTAGGTTCGTTTATACAAAAGTTAATGTGGCTATTTACTAGAGTGTCGGTCAGTTTGCGCTGAGTACCACTTAAATCGTAGTCCTCCGCAAAATAAAATGCGGGAACTACCTTTTCTATTGAGTCTAAATACTCTCTTTTGTATTTTTTATTACTAGCCATTATACATAGTTAACATTGATAACCGTATTATTCAATTGAATAATTTCATTAAAATCTACAGAGATAAGTTCTTCCTCGAAATTATCTATAGTAGAAAATTTAACTTCCTCTATACCAAAAATAACCCTATTTAAAGAAGCGAAGGAAATACTATCCCCAAAATCCATATTATCAGATAAGAAGTAGTCTTTAATAACATTAGATACTTTAGTTACCAAAGTACTTTCTACACCCTGAAATCTACGATCTATATTTACAGTAACTATTAAATCTAAAGTTCTTATAAGCCCATCAGATATAACAACATCATCTGTTATTAATTTCTTTTCAGAGATAGCAGTTAATAATGCGTTTTTAAAAGAAATAGAAGCTTTTTGTAACTGAAGACTACTAGCTTTTTCTAAGATATATAAATCAATTATATTAGCAGACGAGTATGCTTTTCTAGCTACCACAGTTGCCTTCCCTGTAGTGCCAGCAGGGGACACAAATCTACTAGCAAATGTAGCGTAATCGTCTAAGGAGACTATTCTATCTTGCCGTTTAAAAGCTAAGGGGCCATACTTCTTGGCATGGTCAATTGTTTCCGCATCTGCACCTCCTGTGGCTATTTGGGTCTGCTCTAACCTAAAAGAAGCATCTGCGGTGTCATAGGTCCCTGCTATCAAAGTATTTATGTATCCGTCTGGTACATTTCCTCTGTCCCCACCACCTACTCTATAAGTTACAATATAATCAGAGTTGTTAGTAGGGGATACCCCATTAGTTCCATTTCCAAATATTATTTTAGCTTTAAATTGATCATCATATATTACCTGAAACATCTTATCACTAGAGGAAGAAGCTTGATACAAATCCTCTACCTGTCTAAATGCCCCAGAGGTAGCTATGTCCGATGACTCTAGGAAAACTTGTACACTATTTTGGATTACAGGAGAGTTCTCTAAAGAAATACTTTTAAAGGTGTCTAATTGTGAGAAAGTTCCGCTCTCGGTAGCAAAAGCTCCTTCCAATAAAACAACATCCCAAGAGTTCTCCACTCCTGGTGTATAGTTAGCAGCAGTTATTTCTAAGTCAGCATTATAATCATCTAAAGGGGAAACCACCCCATCAATAGCTTTATATATAGTATAGGTTAAGGGCTCTCCGTCCTCTGGGGAGGTAACAACCACAACCCTATTTTCAGCATCTAATTCTATAGCTTTATCCAAAACAGTAGAAGAGTCGTCAGGCATAGTTAACTTAGCTATGGCTTGGGCCGATGTAGGACCCTTCATAGAAACTCCTACCAATTGAAATAACTTTCTTACGCTCTCTCTATCTTTAGCAGTATGAATAAAATTTTCATGAGCTAACATGTCTGCCTTCATAGACATTATTGCTCCCATATAGGAAACTAATTCAACTAGCATTATACCTAAATCTGATTCTATAAAATTATTATAATCTACAGGGTATATTGCCCTAATGTACTCTATCAAAGAAGTCCTTAAAGACGCAAAATCTGTGGCAGTAAAATCTATATAAGATGATTTTATATTATCTGAAATTTTAATGGCTTTCATGAAGTCAGATGCTACATCTGTAAACGGTACAGTCTTATTTGTATTAATACTCATATTGTTATCTCCACATCTATTGGTTGAGCGTGTAAAGAACTCATTACTGTTAAGCTTATTAGTAGTCCTGGCATTCCATAACCTTTTATATTGTCGTCCCCCACAACTCTAACACTTAACAAAATTATATTAGAAGCATATACTGCCATAGCTCTTTGTATGTCCTGTGTTATCTCAGCCGCTCTATCGGAAGTTAATGGATCAAACAGGTAACGCTCTAAATCCAATCCAAATTCAGGGAGCATTACCCGCTCCCCCTTTCTTGTCCTGAGTAGCTGCATCATCTGTGCTTTTACTAGATGCCTACCCGAAGCTTTATTGAAGAAAGGTTCATTAGAAAGTTTACCTATAGGCCAACCCAACCCATGCACCTTGGTTTTCAGATCACCTATGGTGTTATGTAGAACTTCCTTAGACGCTACTTTTCCGTATAGTACCATTTTTTATAAATCCATATTCTCGAAAAACTTCCTTTGGTGATTGTAATTCGTTACAACCTCATTTTTATTTAGAGCTTTGCCATACATTTTTAAACTTCCTACATACCCATTATAAGAACTCATGATACCTGAACCTGTATCTAAGAAGCCACCAGAAGAAGTAGCTAAGTTTATATCTCTACCATCAGACCACCCACCACCGACTATCCAGGGAGTAAACAATGTATTATTCTTAGGTCCGTTATCGAATAAATGAACATCACTATACTGATCTACAGTACCAGAAGTATATTCAAAACTACTAGTAGACTTAGTATTGGGTACTATGAAAGACGGTACTTGTGGTGCTGCTCCCGCATCTCTACCAAAAATATTTGATAATGTATCAGTCTTAAGTAAGTTGCCGTTTATATAAAAGTTAAGCTTGTCTCCCCCTACATCGAAGACCACGCTGATATTAACAAATTTATTTACACAGTCTTTTAACTTTACACTGTTCACCAGTAGTTCATCAGATACAGTAAACTTTAATATCTCCCCTACATCATTATCACACCCTGCTGCTTTTGCAAATCCAACAGCACTAGTATTATAAGATCTAGTAGGGGCTATAAAGAATACAGTGGAAGGAGTACCTATGTTTAAAGTAGCATCATCCCCTGTAGCAAAATAAGACAACCCTAGAGATGCACTTGTTTGTGTGGCAGACACCCCAGGGTCCCCGAGCCCGTCAGCAATATCCCCTGGAATTAGACCAGCCGAAACACTTGCATCAGATAATGTGTATAGTACATACCCCGAACCATTAGAAGATGAATTATATCCATCCCCACTACTGGCTTGAGTTCCAACGGAATAAGCCATTGTCCCATTGCTGCTTACGCTAAATGTTCCACTGGTCTGAGTATGGGCCACTGGTAGCCTGTGCCCATCAGTAGGAAGAGAAGATACAGTCCATACACCACTAGCACCAACAGCATACGGATGCCCTCCACTAGGCGTAATACTGTCCACTATACCCCCAAAATAATATCTGGGATCAAAATCATTGGGTCCTACGGTTACCGCACTCCCATTATAATACATTCTTGGGTCTCTAGAGAACCCCATAACCATCCCTTTCACTGAATCAGACGAATTATCTATAGCGAGAGAGGATGCGCTAATGTTCTTATTCTCCCCACCTGTATTTTCACACCCTAATAATACTCTATAGTAGTGACCATCACACCATTTACCCTCACTAGAGCTTAGAGCAAACCCAAAAGAACTAAGTGTAAAGGGATGTTTCCACCAACCTTCTTCTTGTTCATATAGCCCTGGCATGTAAGTCCAGAAGTCTATAGTAGCCCCTCTTGGGTTATATAATAAGTTCTGGTAATCAGTAGTGTCAGGAAGTCTAATG